CGTAAAAACGTCTAGGAGGTTTATCCCCACCTGGGCTCATCCTAACCTGCTAAAAAAACCCGGAGTGCTCCGGGTTTATAAGACGCGCAATACATTGAATCTTAAAGGATTAAAATTCAGTGCATCCACTTGGCATCCATCAAGCCCCGTCTAGTACGGGGTTTTTCATGTATCGTTGACGTTGCGTTAAAACGTAGACAGCGTTGACAAACAAGCCACGAGTAATCGTGGCTCAATTTGACTTCAACTATTCTCTATTTCCAGCCACACGCCTGCTGCAGCGGCTTTAATGCATTGTTCAACCCAGTTAACTCAAATGTGACCGATACAGGGCTTTCGTTGTAGGGGGTTATTCTTGCAAACATCTTTTCAGATTTAGCTAGAGCCTTAACAAAATCTATATCTCTGCCACTATAAAAGACCGCTTTGGTGTCGGTAGAAATCGACCAGCTTCTTTCCACGGCTTTCTGCTTATCAAGCCGGTAAAGCATACTTGTTTCCTCTAGTCCTAAGTACACATCCCAATTAATAAAAACTTCAGTTTTCTTTTCACGACAGGCCACAAAAATCGTTGGTGTGACTGTCTCGCCAAATGGGGTTCTGATGGAATCATTGCTAGGTAACATTAAAACCACGTTTTTTGAATCATCAACCGGAGATGTTGTTATATGGGTCAGCCATTTTCCGGGGTTCGGAGTCGCTTCTGCTACAGCAGGCTCATCCTCTTCTGCTGCATCCTGCGGAAAAAGCTTGTCATAACATGCTAATCGTTTGGTTCCATTTAATTCTGATCGGCACTCAAGGACCTTTTCTTTACTGATTGCCTCGTTTTTAGAAACTTCAGCGTCTAAAGGTGCATTTTTGGCTGAACTCACTGGTTTGAAAGTTGGCGAGAAAAATCTGTCATAGCAGGTCAGACGTCTCTCATCCGTTTTTTCATCGGGGCATTGCTCTCTACTTTCAAATTTTTCAGCGCTCTTCGTTCGCGAAGGAGGAATTGAATTATCGTAACAAGAAAGACGCAGCGAGCTATCCTCAATCGTCCGGCACTGAAGAACCCCTTTAAAGTCCCTTGACTCCTCTTGAGCATGAGTAGCCAATGAAACGGAAGCGGCTAAAAATGTCGCAATGAAAATAAAACTTTTCTTCATGAGGTCATCCTTTTGGTCTGGTAAGAAACACAAGTATTCCAATGACTATGTCGCCGATGACCCAAATAGTACCAATGGCCATCATTCCCAAACCTGCGCCTAAAGCAGCTCCTGCCCTTTCCGCTTCAGATGTAGCATGGCTTATAACTTCACCAGTTCCGCCTAGTCCTTTAAAAAGGGCATAGATCATGAAGATGTTAAATAAAATGAAGATCCATTTTATTAGTACCCCAAAAATTGAGCGACGCGGCTTCCTTAATTGTTTACCGCAGGATGGACACCTCAATGCTGAATCGCTCACTTCTTTCCGGCATTCCGGGCAGCTAACCAAAGCCATAGCAATCATCCCCATCGTTACTTATTAATTGTCAATTGTTACAAAACATTTTTATTTTATCGGATAATTCTTCATTGACAAGAAAGAAACCCCGCTTTTGCGGGGGCTATTTTAAACTGGGAGGGTTAGTTGATCGCTACCGTAGTGTGAGGCAGGAAAGGCATCTGAGGGGATAAAGCCCGGCGGTAGAGCCTCACGCGGTGCGCGCTTTGTTACCAGTTTTTCAACGCTGTTTAGCGTGGTGAAAGTGATACTACATTCAAAATTCTGGCACTGGTGATAATGCCGAACCGTGGTATTGCTTAACGAGCGACTGGTGCGCGTTTTTGCAACGGCACCACAAACAGGACACTTAAACATGATGGCCTCCCTGGGCGGGAGTTGAACTCGCTCATATTATGGCCGCTAACTCTCACTTTCTGCAATCCATTCAGGTATTTTCGCTTCAAGCTCCAGCCGGGTTTTGAATCCGCTATCGTCTACCGTATGCCCCACCTTCGCGATTATCCAGTCCTGCTTGTCTATCGCATCTTTAAATCCCGTTACGGTTCCGTGCATCTCCGGATAAAGATCCGCGCGCCCATAAGCCAGGGTTAACGAAAATTCAGCTGCACCGCGCTGAAGCTGCTGCCACTTTGCGGCGGCCGCGCGCTGTGCCGCCATTTCGCTGCTGTATGTTGTGCGGAGTACAAAAACATTACCATCTTCCCCGGCGATATAATCGCCCTCCCGGCTGCTGCTGCGCGGCTTCTTCTCCGTGGTTTTCTTGCGCTTCTTCACCGTGACTTTTTTCTTTTTGCCGAAGTTCAGATCCAGCCAGTAAGCCTGCACACCGGTGTAAGCGTCGCGGTCTGCAATGCGGAACGAATGACGGTCTGCACTACCGCGCGTAATGGCGAACTCCGGCAACGCTTTACCATTCGCACTGACGCCACCGCCCGGCAGAATGAACAACAGACAACTGTTTTTTACCGTGGCTATGGCGCCGAGAATATCCGCCATACGCGTCAGGAATGACATATCGCTCTCCTGGGTCTGGTCGGCATGATCTATCTCGGCGTTCATCAGCTGCTCGGAAATAACCGGCTTCAGTTTGTAACGGTGAGCGATAGCCGACACGATGCGCTCTACCGTCACGTCATGCCACGACACCTCGCGTTTGATATTGAATTCATCGCGAAAATCAGCGCTACGGGCGGTTATCTCGATGCGGTCTGGCGGCCCTGAGTGTGCGATCTCATCAACAATGTAAACCCCCTTGTAGATTAGCGATTCCCCCTGCCATCCAAGCGATAACGACAACTCGGCGCCACGAGGCGGCAGCTCAATATCGCCCTGGCTGTCATCAACGATGATCGTCAGCTCGTCGGCGTTAAATCCGCGATTATCCGTCAGCTCCAGAGAAATTATTTTTTCATCCAGCACGGTCAGCGCCTTGCCGCCAATCAGGACATTAAACGCCGGGATGCGTGACAACTCATCCTGATAATTTTTGAAGTCCTGAGCGCCTGCATTCAGCAGGCTTTTTGCATTGTCGATTGTGTCTGTGTTCAGCGCCATGATTGCCCTCCGCCGCTGATAGTTCCATGCGCGCGCGAGGCATGCGACGGCTTTTTGTTGTCACGGAACGCCCACAACCACCGCCGCGAGACGACGCCATGTATTTCAGGGATTATCACCCCGAACTCACTAAACATGATGGCGGTAGAGTATGACCGACAACTTTTTCCACGGGGCGCGCACCAAAGAAAACACCGACCTACAGACCGTAATCAACGATGTTGATTCAACGGTCATTGGCCTGGTGGCGGTTGCTGAGGATGCCGATCCCGAAACTTTTCCACTTGATACACCGGTACTGATTACGCGAGTGATCAGCGTGCTGGGTAAAGCCGGTAAAACCGGCTCCCTGTACAAGTCGCTCAAGGCTATTTCCGACCAGGTTAGCACCCGCGTGATCGTCGTGCGTGTCGCTGAGGCTAAGACCGAAGAAGGCGCTCAAACACAGTCGCAACTCATCATTGGCGGAACGAAGGCAGACGGCAGCTATACCGGCATGTTTGCTCTGCTGACAGCAGAGCAAAAAACAGGTTATCGCCCGCGCATCCTCGGCGTACCAATGTATGACACTCAGGAGGTCACCGCGCAGTTACGCGTGATTGCAAAGCAGTTGCGGGCGTTCTCTTACAGCTATTGCGATGGCTGCGAAACGATCACCGAAGCGAAAGCTTATCGTGAACAATTTGCAGAGCGCGAAGGCATGCTGATCTGGCCGAACTTCATCGCCTACAACCCACAGACCGGAGCGAATGAAGAATTCCCCGCCGTGGCTTATGCATTAGGCCTACGCGCGCTGATCGACAACGAGCAGGGCTGGCATAAATCGCTATCTAACGTGGCGGTTAAAAACGTGCTGGGGATTACCAAAGACGTATTCTGGGCGCTACAGGCGGAAGACTCCGACGCCAACGAGCTGAACGCCAACGAAATCACCACGCTGATTAAGCGTGACGGCTTCCGCTTCTGGGGCAACCGCACCACAGACACCGAAGAATATATTTTCGAGGTGTACACCCGTACCGCCCAGATCCTTGCGGACAGTATCGCCGAGGCGCAATTTACCACCGTTGACAGCCCACTCACCCCGGCGAACGTGAAAGACGTGGTGAGCGGTATTAACGCCAAACTTCAGGCGCTCGTCACGGCGGGCAAGCTGATTGGTGCGGCGTGTTGGTTTGATATCGTCGATAACCCAACCACTAGCCTGCGCCAGGGTAAGGCTGTCGTGCGCTACAACTACAGCCCGGTACCGCCGCTGGAAGATTTAACTCTGATCCAGACCTTCACCGATCAGTATTACGAACCGGCTTTTGCATCGCTGGGAGGTGCGTAAATGGCTATTCCTAAAAAACTGCGGCTGTTTACCCTCTTTGTGGACGGGGAAAACTATATCGGGAAAGTGCCTAGCGTCACGCTCCCGAAACTTACCCGGAAAACAGAAGACTATCAGGGCGGTGGCATGCTTGGCGCGGCGGGCGTCGATCTCGGCCTGGAAGCCGGGGCGCTGGATGCATCAATGATTGTCGGCGGTGTAGTCGAAGAGCTGATCCTGAAATGGGGCGGCGATATTGATGAATTGCGTCTGCGCTTTGTGGGTGAGATTTACAGCGGCGGTACCAGCTCGCTGCTGGAAGTAGAAATGCGCGGCCGCATCACTGAAATTGATCAGGGTGAGGCAAAACAGGGTGGTGACACAAACCACACCTATGCGATCAAAAACACCTATTACAAAGAGTCAGTAGACGATAAGCCCCTGCTGGAAATCGACCTGCTGAACTTCATCTACAAACGCAACGGTAAGAGCCTCTATCCGGATCGCATTGCCTCCGCGCTGGGCCTCGGCCAGTAACTTTTTAACCACTATCAATGGCGGCCAGACCGGCCGCCCGGAGAATTACCAATGTCTGTTACTTTAAGCAAGCCTATCAAACGCGGTGATCAGGAAATTAAAACCATCGCTATCACCGACACCATCAAGCAGGCTGGCTCGCTGCGCGGCCTGAAACTGGTTGACGTGCTCAACTTCGATTATGACGCCGTTTCCACGCTGCTGACGCGCACAACCAGCCCGCAACTGACAGCTGTCGAGATTGCCACGATGGCGACCGGCGACTTTACTGCGCTGTGTGAAGAGATCACGCCTTTTTTGACGAAAGCGGAGCCGTCCGCAGTCACCGAAGCGGCGACGGCGAGCAAGTAAGAGAAGCAGTTATCTCCGATATCGACGACCTGATCGCCGATATCGCTGTTATTTTTCACTGGCCGCCCTCCGAGATGTACGGCATGGAGCTGCGCGAGCTGATAGCCTGGCGCGAACGGGCGGCTATCAGAAGCGGCAACCATGATAAGGAGGATGACGACGATGGATCTTAGTATTCGCGTTGCGTTCAGCGCCATTGATAAACTCACCCGTCCGGTCAACGCCGCCAGTAAAGCTATTGGCGGCCTTTCTGACTCCCTCAAGAAAACGCAGTCGTCGATCAAAGATCTGGAGAAAAGCGCAGCGGCATTCGACAAGCTACGCTCGCAGGCCAATGAAACGGCGCAGAAACTTAAAACAACCCAGCGGGCCTTTGACGGCCTCAACCAGAAACAGCGCGAAGGCGGCCAGCTTACCGAAGCACAGGCGGCTCGTCTTGAATCGCTGCGCGGCAAGCTCTCGCGGCTGACGGATACCTATAACAAACAGACCACGCAGCTGCGCACGGCGGCGCAGGCGGTACGCCAGCACGGCGTTAACCTCTCATCCGGCAGCGGTGCAATTCAGAGCGCAATCCGGCGCACAGAGCAATATAACCAGATTCTGGAGCGCGAACGTCGCCAGCTGGCGGCAACGACGCGCGCACAGGCAAGCTATGAGCGTGCCAAAGAAACCGCAGGAAAACTCCGTGGCACTGGAATGGGGATGACACTTGGCGCAGCGGCTACAGGCTATGCGGCGGGGTCGTTCCTGGCGCCCGCGGTGGGTTTTGATGAGGAAATGTCACGCGTACAGGCGTTAACCCGCCTCAGCAAAAACTCATCCCAGTTGGCCGACCTTCGCGCGCAGGCAAAAAAACTCGGTGCCGAAACGGCCTTTACTACCCGCGACGCCGCGAGCGGTCAGGCATTCCTCGCGATGGCCGGCTTCACCCCTGAAGCTATTCAGGCGGCCTTACCCGGCGTGCTTAACATGGCGCTGGCCGGTGGCATGGATCTTGGCGAAAGTGCCGATATCAGCTCTAACATCCTGTCGCAATTCCGTCTCGATCCAAAGGAAATGGATCGCGTCAGCGATGTGCTGACCGCCGCCTTTACCCGCACCAACACCGATTTAACCAACATCGGTGAAGCAATGAAATACGCGGGTACCGGCATGGCCGGTCTGGGCGTTGATGTTGAACGTACCACCGCCATGATCGGCGTAATGGCGAACGTGGGGCTACGTGGCAGTATCGCGGGTACAGGTTTGCAAACGACCTTTTCCCGACTAGCAGCACCCACGACCAAAGCACAGGCCGCCTTGAAACAGCTTGGCGTTACCGTGGCTGACGCTACTGGCAAGATGCGCCCGGCAGAAGCCATCCTCTCGGATATCTATAAATCCGTCTCGAAGTACGGCGCCACAGATCAGCTGTCCTTCTTCAAAGATATCGCAGGGGAAGAGGCGGCCAAATCATTCCAGGCACTGGTGAGATCTGCAGGTAGCGGTGAGCTACAAAAGCTACTGGCGGATTTACGCGGATCACAGGGTGAAGCGCAGAAAGCGGCAAAAGTGATGGCCGACAACCTCAGCGGCGATCTAAAAAATCTGGATAGTGCATGGGAAGGCTTCCGCATCCAGGTGGAAGAAACCACCGACGGGCCATTACGTAAACTGACTCAGGGGTTAAGTGACTTAATCACGTCAGCCAGTGAATGGGTAAAAGAAAACCCGCGGCTGACGCAAACGCTGATCCTTGTCGGTGGAGCGCTGACTGTCTTTGCCGGGGCGGTGGGTATTGCCAGCATTGGCGCCAGCTTCATCCTTGGCCCACTGGCAAAACTCCGCCTGATGCTCAGCATGATCGGCATCTCATCAATCACCGCGACCGGCGGTATTTCGACGCTCGGCGTGGCGTTCTCAGGCTTAAGAGTCATTCTCGCATCACTGCTGGGGATCCCCGGACTGATTCTGGCGGCGTTCATTACCGCAGGCCTGCTCATCTGGCGATACTGGGAGCCGATTAAGGCGTTTTTCTCCGGGCTGTTTACCGGCATCAGCCAGGGGCTTTCCCCGCTGATTCAGTCGTTTTCTTTCCTGGTGCCGCTGTTTGATGCCATCAGCGCAGGGGTGGCGAAACTCTGGGGCTGGTTCAGTCAGCTATTTACACCGATTGATTTTTCCCGCGATGCGCTGGATAAGTGCGCCAGCGCCGGGAAAACATTTGGCGAGGTGCTGGGTACCGCCCTGAATCTGCTTTTTACCCCGCTCCGCTTGCTGACTGAAGGGGTCAGCTTGTTGCTTGAAAAGCTGGGGTTAATCCCTTCCGGAATTGACGCTGCACGGGCTAAGGCCAACAACCTCGAACCCAAAAAGCCGACATCGTGGGAGTGGGATCCGAAGCAAAAGAAAATGGTTCAAAAGGCATGGGACTGGTCACCTAAAAAATCAGATTCACCCGTTACCGCAGGCGCGCCGCCAGCTCCCTCGCCGCTATCCGGCGACACCGGCACAATGCGCCGCTTGAATAGCATTGCGGATAACACGAAGGCGACCGCCGACAACACAAAGGAAGCACGCAAAAAGATTGGCCCTGGCGACATTATTTTTAAAAACCTGCCTAGAGCGTTGGCTCTGCGCGGCGCCTATCAGGAGGCGCGGATCTCACCGCAGGCAGTACCGCGCGTTGCAGCTCCGGCGGCAGGCGGCATTCTCTCCGTTCCCTCAGCGACACAAGGCCCGGTGTCGGCGCCCGTTTCCGCCCCGACAAGTGGTGCGCCAGTGTTTAACCTGGTCTTTAACGAAGTCGGCCAGCATTCGGCGCGGGATCTGGAAAGAATGGTCAGGAATGCCGTTCGCGATGCAATGGCCAGCACAACCAGAAGTAACCGTGGTTCGTTCCGCGACAGAGATTAGAGGTAATCAGTATGATGATGGTTTTCGGGATGTTTGTTTTTACGCTGCGCACGGCCCCTTATCAGCAGCTCCAGCACGCGCAGGAATGGCGGCATGTTAAAAACGACCGGGTTAATCAGTCTGCCGGGTGGCAGTACATCGGGCCAGGTGAGGATAATATTACCCTGTCCGGGGTACTCTATCCGGAAATTACCGGCGGCAATCTGTCGCTGTCTGCGCTTGAGACTATCGGATTTTCCGGCCGCCCCTGGCCGCTGATTGAAGGTGATGGCCGGATTTACGGGATGTACGTCATGACGCGGCTGGAACGAGGAAAAACAGAGTTCGATCAGTTCGGTGGCGCAAAGAAAATTGAATTTACGTTAAGTCTCAGCCGGGCAGATGCAGATTTTCGCGAGAAGCTGCAATCATCCTCCATCAGCGATGCCCTGGCAAATCTTCAGAGCAGCGCCACCAAAGCTATTAACGCAACAACCAATTCACTTAATCGCCTGTTTTAATCCAGCAAAAAGCCCCTCACCGAGGGGCTTTGTTATACCGGCAAACATCACCACTTCTGACCGTGCTGCAGCTCCGTTATTTTTGACGATGCTCGATACTATGCAACACGCGCCCAGCACATCAGCAGCGTGTGGGCTTCAACCACGCTGAACGATTTGCCCTCGCCGAGGTTGGCTGTTTTGCCGCTGGTCGTATGTTTGTGCGGCGGTATCGTAACTTGGTGGTCATGCTCTCCGGCGTCATCTGTCACACCCAACTCCTTCGGGTTAAAGAGCTGCCGCACATCACCGCCAATTTCCCATGGATCATCTTTACCGGCCACCCCGCCATGATTGTGAACACCGCCGGGCGTGGTCGTCAGCTTCTCTTCTGATCGTTCACTGGTTTCGCCGCTCACTTCAATCTGAACGGCGGGCAGATTGGCCTGTTGGAGTGTTACGGTATCGTTGCCGCCGGTCTGCCCGATGTTAGAACCATCGGCCTTACCGATGCGAATTGTTTTATTCTCGCCAGTGTAAGTCCATTGCGACCACGGCCATTTCTCGTTCGGATCGATATTTTGAGCAAAGAAGCGCACTGTTCCTGGCGGGTTTTCTTCTTCCCAGAAGTCCCGACGCGCCGCAGTGATAGCGTCAGCGATAACCTGCTGAATACTGGTATCCAGATCACCGACGACCTGATCGGTGTAGTCCTTCGCCTCATCCCTGGCTTTATTTACTTCATCAACCGTAGCGAGAATGACTGACGGATCAGATTTTAGCTCAACATCGGCGGTATTGTTTACAGCAATCCAGAGGTTTACAGAGTGCAAACGCCCAGACCCCTCGGTAAGCTGCGGCTTGTATGATTCAGGTAGGTTTGCAACAGCAAGGCAAACCCCGGCATCATCATATAAGGCGGCCTCTCTTAACCAGAACCCGCCAGCCTGGGCGGGAATAAGCATCTCAGCACGGATAATGTTAGCCCTCTGTTCGACAATAATCAGTCGATTCAGCGGTGCGCGGTAAACCTCATTAACTAACTGCGTTTGCTCCGGATTAGGCTCGGGGAGACTTCCGCCGCCATCACCTACGGCCATAACCGAAAACCCGACCGGCACTCCCGATAAGGCGGCCGCCGCTAGTGCGGCCTCTCCGGCTCCGGTCAGAATAGCCGAAAATTTCTTACCCGCCATACAACCCCCTTATGCCATTTCCAGCAGATATTTCTGTACGGCAATATGTTGTTCTGTTGTCAGAGAGCCATTAATTAAAACCACCGACTTAAAATCGGTTGATAACCCGGAGTTGTTATTATCCGTTTTACAACCGATTAAAATATCTTTATCCCCTGCTGCAATATCTCCCGGCACGGAGGACGCACTAGAAACATATTTCCCGGTAGAGGGGTCATAAATGGCAATCGTAATCGTCCCCTGGCGAATAAACGAAGTGAACGCAAAAAAATCGCCCACCTGAATAGATTCCGGGAATGAGGCATAGGCATAGGCTGGCCCCGACACCCCCGCATTCTGGAGCGCTACCAAAAGACGCCCGTCAACTGCTGTACCGATGCCAAAACCATGCGCATTCGCTGCTGCGCCAGAAAAATCTGCCACGGCATAGGTGTTAGCTCCCCCGCCTGCCGCTGCCCTGCGCATCACCCCTGCGACGGTCAGCGCGACCGGGGCCTTGTATTGGGTATTAAAGTAATTATCGCGACTTACGGTAACAAACCCTTGCGAGTTTTCCACGACCCCGTTAACCATCAGCGGTTTATCAGAATCAAAAGAGTTGAGAGTAATATCACTGGTGTTTGTCCCCCAATAATACCCGGCAAAAGGGATGCCATCCGTTTCAGGAAAATCCTGAAACCAGTTTATTTTTTCAAAGTCAGCCATCATTTTCATGCCCGCTTTAAAGGGGACGGGGCCGCCGAGAAAAAGAGATGTAAACATATTTACTCCTGATAAAATTTTTCTTTAGCCATTCGGGTAATGATATATGCGCCTTTGCTGCTCAGGTGTAATGTGTCCTGCCATGCACCGGCGGAGTTATCATATCGTTTCGGGAATAATTCATACCCGCTGATAAAGTTGATGTTATTTTTCAGCGCCAGCTCGCGCATGGTTTTATCATATTCAGAAAGGGCAGGCGTTCCCGATGCGCTGCACTGTCCCGGCGATACCAGGCAAATACAAATATCAGGTGATGCCTCTTTGTGTTTATCAATAATTGTCTGAATGCCGTTTCGATATTGTTCCGTCCCGGCAGACTTACGAAAATCATTCGTTCCCAGCACGATAAACAGTAAATCAATCTCCAGAGCTGACGCGACAGGGGCGATCCAGTCTTTCCAGTTGAGATAATCCGACGCCATTGCTCCGCCATTCCCCATGCGGGAGACAGTAACACCAGACTGATTCGACGCATCTTTACCGTACATCCCCAGGATAGACACAACGCCATTCCCGGCAGTCTGGATTTTCACGGTATGTGCAACGGAAACCAGGCCGCTGATCTTATGCGCCAGCGCCTTACCTGTATTGCCGCCGGTGATGGTCGCCACCGTAATATCGTCAATGATGATGCTGAATGACCCGGTTCCGTCGTAATAAAACAGCGTCAAATCGGTGGCCTTAACCCCTGACCAGGTCATATACGCCACGCTGCCGGTATTGTACATGGCGTTCCCGTCAGGGCCTGCACCATAACGCGGCGCGGCATTATTGTGCTCGTTGTCACCGTCATAGACAGTAAACCCGCTGGTTTTCAGCGTAATACCGGCCATGACGCCATCGCCGCGCGTAGAGCAACTTATCCAGCCTGGGTCTTTATACTTCCCGCCCATCTGATTCAGGAACGACAGAGGGATAGTGTTTTTTTCCGTCCATGAATCCCCCGTCCAGGCATAATGAATCCCTACTTTCTCGCCGACAAATAAACGCGCAAACTTATACTGTAGCCGGTAGGTATCGCCCTGAATAAAGGTTTTATCTGTCACTTCACCGCTAACGGTTCCACCGCCACCATCACCAACCAGATTCTTAATAAACGCCTGTAATTGTGGCCCCAGCCCGGCAGCGTCAGGGAATCCATCGTCAAACCAGAGCGGGACAACGTCGTTATCGCCAAAGCAGGCGGGAAAGAATTTAGGATTAAAGTTTTTTTGCGGGAGATATTGTCGCGCCCACATATTCGGTATTCCGGCGACAAACTCCTGTAATTGAGGCCCTAATCCGGCGGCATCGAGACAGCCATCATCCAGCCAGAGCGGCACGACATCATTGCTTCCGTGAGCCAGAGGCAGCATCTTGCCGCTGAATGACCCCGGCACGATTCGGCGATCCACATACCCTTTCCCTGCATAGAATGCGACCGGTACTGCAACGCCGTCAGCATTCAGGTAGAAAATAAACGACTCATCAGCCTCAGGCCCCTGAGCCACGCGGAAAATTTTACCGGCGGGCGTGGCGGCACGCCCGGCAATCGTCCCGTCCGGGTCTTCTGCTGTTTTGAAGAAAGTGGATTCCCGATAATCGGTAAACCCTTCCAGCATCGTTTTCAGGAATTGTGTACGGGCGGCTAACTGCTTTGCCTGAATATTAGCGGTACCCGTTGCACCGCCTTCAACTTTATCGAGACGGGCAATCTGATAAATTTCATCAGCCCACTTAATTGTTTCGGTAATTTTCGTCATATCACTTTCCTGAAAAATAAACATTGCCGGAATAATGCTGCTGACCGTCGTAACAAATACTTCCATCTGGTTCAAAACCGGGAGGATAGACAGTCACTGTATCCCCCTCGGTTATAACCACCCCTGCTAATGCCGCCCCCCTGGTACTGGTTGCGATAATCAGTTGCGCCAGATGTCTACTCACTGGCTTGGCATCACCTACCAGCCGGTTTAATTCGTCCAGGGTTTTTGGTGTCACCCCTACTTCATTAACATCAATCTCAAGCCGGAAAGTTCCTGGTTCGTCTCCGACGTCGAACCACTCCGCAAACGTCGCAGAAAACCCCATATCTTCAATTACTCGCCGCACAGCTGCGCGTGTACCCTTCCTGCGATGAAGCCAGTAGGATTGCTGGATTGACGCTATTTTTTTCTCTGCCGGCCAGTTCTTATCCCACCGATCAACCGACAGCGCCCACGCCAGATACGGCAATAAATCAACCGGGCATGCCGTCGGCGTCCACAGCGTGCGAATGGCTACCGTGATTCCGGACAGCTTCGCCGTGGCAGCTTCGGCGCCACGCATCCACGCGCTGGCAGAAGGAGGAAGAAGCGTGTTATTCATCCGTTCCGCCGTTTTCCAGGTTGTAGCCGATATTCCTGGCCGCCTGGATATCGCTGATCCTGATATCGTCCGGCGGGGCATTCAGCACAACACGCTGTACGCCCTGGACATGTAGCGCCGCTGAAATGGCGGAGCGCGCCACGTCTCTGCTGATTTTTTTATCGTTCTGTTTCAGGAACTTTTGCAACGATGCATCGGCCGCATTGATGATCGGCTCTGACTCTGGCCCCGGATACAGGTACAGCGTGGCGTTAATCTCATAATCGACAATCTCAGCGCTGCGCACCGTCACGCGATCACCCAGCGGGCGAACCTCTTCATCATTTACCGCTTCGGTAACTGCGGCGAGCAGTTCTGGCGACGCGGTACCGTCACCCTCCGTGGAGAGCACCGCAACAACCACCTCCGCCGGTGCCGGGCTGGAAGCCCTGGCATCAGCAACTTTGCCGCTGGCACTGCGGGCAAAATATTCATAGGCCGCCGATGGCCCGGCAACACTCATGCCCTCAAAAGCAGCCTGTGCTCGCAGGCGTAACGCCTCGTCACTTTCCATTTCGGCATCGGTTGTCTCGGTTGCTTCGGTCTTGATCAGGCGTTCGGTATCGAGATTCGCCGCGATATTATCCAGATCGTCGCCGGTCGAATGACTCAGCATGCAGGCGGCCGCCCCTTCATTAATGCGCTGGCGCAGTAACATCTCGCGATATGCCAACGCCTGGGCGAGCACGTTCAATGGTTCGGACTCCAACGCCAGGGCGGCAATAACAGCGGCCTGCTGATCTGCCGGATAAGCAGCTACCATCACTGCTTTCACCTCGATCAGAATTTCTTCAAAATCCAGTTCCTCGATAATGGTCGGCTGCGGCAGCTGCGAGAGGTCAATTGTCGGCATTTTTGGCACTCCTTAACGTTACCGATCTGGTGCTCTTTTCCATGCTCTCGGTCAGCATGCCGGATAATTCCGCCGTTACTGCGCCTGAGGCCGAATAGTGAATATTGATAGCGTCCAGCGCGATCCGCGGCTCCCATGCAGCCAGCGCGATAACGGCGGCGCTCATCAGTTGCAGGCGAGTGACGTCGTTCTGCGGGCTGTCGATCAAATCCGGGCAAAGCGAGCCGTAATTGCGGCGCATAATGCGCGTATTAACCGGCGTCAGCAGAATATCGCCCACGGACTGCCACACATGATCTTCATCCGTCAGCGTCCCGGTGCCGTTCGCATTCATACCGCGATAGCGCTCACTCATCGGGTGCCCTCCGTCCAGTCACCACCGCGTTCAACTTTGCCGTGATTGTGGTTATCCACCTGCACGCCGTTAGAGATAAACGCCCCGCCGGTATGATTAAAATCACCGCGCATTTCCCCGCCTTCGGTGATATCAAGATTTTTCGCGCGCAAAAGGTTGGTGCAGTTCACCTCCGGCGTATCCAGAGTGACGATCACCGACGCCTCGATCGCCGCCGATTTAATACCCGTCACCTGTAAGGCGCCCGCCTCGGCGTCATAACGAAAACGCGCACCATCAGGAGCCGTGACCACCATTTCATTACGCGTCGCGCCCGGCGCCGGATTGTCGTTGCTGTACAGGCTGCCGCCAATGATGGCGGTATCCGTGTTACCGCCGAGACACAAGAGCCAGACCTGCTCGCCAATGGACGGCGGCACCCAGACCTTAAATGCCCCGGCCCGCTGCGCGTTCCAGCGCAGCCAGGTCGTTTCCAGTCCGCCGCTCTGTACCCGAACGCGCCATTTTTCCTCGTCGATCTCCGTCACCGTACCGGTGCGGCCGATGTTCTCCAGCAGGCGGATCAGTTCGGCAATATCCATCAGCGCACTCCCAGCGAATCAATCACCTGCCGGGCAATCATCATTCGATCCGTCTTACTCAGGCCCAGCAGTTCACGGCGGGGATAGCTCGCCATCGCGCCGCTATCATTCACCCGGTCACGCAATCCATACTGGTGAACGCGGGCAATACGGGCCGCCACGCCAGTGAATCCCACGCTTGCCCCTTCAGAGGTGGCGCGAGCTTTCAGAAAACGCGCGGTGCGCAGGCGGCGGAACATGGGATCGGCTTTCGTCGTATCGCGGCGAGTCTCGTTGAAGCTGATATCGAGATAACGCTCGATATCAGCACGGTAAAACGACCGCACCGCGCCTCGCCCTTCATCAAATCCGGTCAACATGCGGCCACGACTACCACGCGTCGCCCGCCAGTTACGCAAGCGGCGCTCTTCCCCCTGCCAGATAAACCCGATCCCGGCCTGCGAACGCAGTACCCGGCGGTGCCGCTTCTGGTACGGTGTGCCGTCCGGAGCAACCTGCTTACCGATCCGCTGGCTCTGAGTACGGCGCAGCGTGGTGGCAATGCCTCTTGCCGTGCGCAGGCGACGTGCTGGCGTCATAGCGGAAAGGATTTCCGCGAAGACCTGATCAAGCTGTTGAAACAGCGCAGCATCGTTGCTCACGTCATCTCCCCCTCATAGCCCGGATCAAAGACCACTTCCCACTCACCGCCATTAATACGCGGACGGTCTTCCGCCAGGTGCGTAGCAACGGGTTTTCCGTTGACGTTCTCCACCATGACGCGTTCCCAGACCGGCACCTTAAACAGCACATCGGCCATGTCATCGCTGATAATGTCCGCGTCAAACTCAACTTTGCGGTTATTGTCCGGATTGAGCAGCAAATCAGGCTGGTAATGCCATACCCACGCCATAATCGGCAGCATGAGATCATCTACCTGCCCCGGAAAGTCCACGGCCAGCACCTGGATGGTGTAGTGATACATAAACGAGGGTTCGCCGGTCGCCTGCGCCTCAATACTCCCCTTCTCAACCCAGACGGTGATCAGTTCAGGGTTGGCCTTACACCAGGTGTTTGCGGCGATCAGCGCCTCGCGTAACAATTCGGCTTTTTTCATTTCATCCCCCGGGCTATTCGCCGCAGTTCCAGCTCCCGAATGCCCGCCTTATCCGCGTTGCAGGTATCCAGCGCATCAAGTAGCGCATCAGACCAGATCACAAGATTCCCATAGCGCATCGGCCTGGGCGGTGGCGCTGGCGTTTCAGTTTTTGCCGTCAGGCTTTCTGGCAAAGGCTCCTGAATGATCACCGGCGGCGACTTCGGCGGCGCGCTGGTACAGGCTGTCAGCGACAACGTCAGGCACAAGAGCAGCAGCGCAGGGATCGCCGGCCAGTTCAGTTTTGATATTTTCACGACGTTTCTCCCCGGCTTCGTTACGCTTTTGCCCCAGCGATTTCACACTGGCTTCAATCTCGCTGACGTCCTGGCGCAGCGCCCGCACTTCGGCCAGCACATCGCTGGTCTGGTTCAGTTTTTGGTTAGCGTCTGCCAGCGCTCTTTCTGCGGCTTCGCGCTTGTTGGTTTCCGTGGTTAACCGGATGCAGGCCACCGCCAGAAGGACACAGATCACCGTGATAACGGCAATCAACCCCTTCATTTCGCCCCCTTAAACACAGGATCTGACAAGCACCACTCCCGGAACTCTTCCCGGCGGTTGACCAGTCCCTGCAAGCGCCTGCCGCCTGAGTTAACAAAATCCGTTACCCGCTCGCAGACGCCGCGCCAGTCAGCCGATTGCGCATTACGCCAGATCGTCGTTCTAACCTTCTTCCCTTGCCTGTTGGTGTACCAGGCAAGCCCGCTACAACCGACATTAAATGCGCTATCGGTCAGCGCCTCGAAAACGCGCTGCGGTGCAGCTGCGCCGTTAAACTCGCGGTTAACGCACCGTTCCGCGCGCATCAGGTCATTCACCCAGCGCTCGGCAATCTCCTGCTCGGCATACTCCCGGTTCTGCACTTTCCCGGTAGAGCCGATCCCCACGGTTAATACGCCTGCCGGGCAGTAATACGGGGTCTTGCGACAATCCTCATATTTCGCCATCTTCAGTTGCGCTTCCGGGCTGGTACGCAGTGACTGCGGCCAGAGCAAGGCGGCCAGCGAGATAATCGCGGCGACAGAGCAGGCAATAACGCCCTTTTTCATCGTGGCGCCTCCCTGATAGTGCGGATCAGCTCTTTCACGTCCTGCCGGTTTTCCGTGTCGTCGCGAATGGCGTCTATCAAATCGTTCAGCAGCACGTTATTGGTTTCATGGATACGGGCCATACGGCGGCGATGCATTTCACCTAACACCGCCACCACTACTCCTGTTACTGCCGCAATAGCCGTCAGCCAGTCCTTTTGCGTCATCATTCCGACGCTGCCGAGGAACACCGACCAGAGGTATGCGGCCCAATTCCAGGCGCGGTTTATTAACTCCATAGCTGCACCGTCTCCTTTGTCGCCGAGGCGCTTACCTCCGGCAGTTCCACCACCTGCCCGGCCTCCATGAAGATCTGATCGGCCAGTGACTTGTTCACAGCAAGCACAATCTCGGTGACACCCTGGGTGGTGCCGTAATAACGCTGGCAAAGCAAATCCACCGTATCGCCCTGTAAAGCCTTTACTTTCATCAGAATGCCTCCGCAGAATTGCGAACTTCACCGCGAATATCGGAGATAGCCCAGCGCGCATCACGCCAGTGATCGTTTGCCTGGCTTGCCAGCGCAGCGGCTTTCTTCTCCCCGGCGTCGCCGGTCGTGTCCACATCACGGAACGTTTCGATCAGCAGGGCGCGGGCTATGCTGTAAACCGCGCGGCGCCAGCGGTAAACCTTCGCGCTCTGCCCGTTAATTTCCATTGCTGGCACGGTATCCAGTGATGCAAATCCGGCGTTCTGCTGTTCGATCCGCCAGGTATCGAGCTGGTCAGCGGTATGGCCCACCGCCTCGATAACAACATGCTTCAGCCGCGAAGTTGTCACCGTGCCAGTGATGCGCATCTCTTTACGGGCATCGCTCAACACGATTTCGGGCCAGAACACACCGGCGGTGACTTTCTCGCCGCCGTCGTTCACATCCGGCACATCCTCTGCTGAGGGGGTTATTGTGCGGGGGGCTACAAGGCTCATGGTGTAGTCTCCAGAAAAGGTGGCGGTGAGCGGACGGAGAAAAGAAAACGCAGTGCGTTGCAGATCTCCGACCGCGCCGCCAGCGCACGGGGCGCAAGTCGATTATTTGTTGGCGGCAGGCGCTTTTTTAGTTGTGGTTTTGCGCGCCGCTGGTTTTTTGGCTGTGCTTTTACGGACGGTTTTAGGCGCGGGCTTTCCGGCCACCACCGCCGTAACCGGTGGTGCTGCATGGCCATCACTCTGCCCCTCTTCGCCATCGTCGCCAGCAGACTCACCCCCGGTAATAGTCGCAGCAGCGGTTTTCTTCAGTTGGCTGGCGAGTTTGTCGATCAGCTTTTTCACTCCTGCGCCAGGATCCATGATCAGTGCAGTACGCAGCAGCCCTAGTGCGGTTTCCTGCTCGGCAGGCGTGCCGTTGCGCAGTGCAAAAGCGCGTGCTTTGTGGAGTTTGGCGCGCACCATATCTGGCATATCGCTGGCTGCGGTAAACTCGGCTACTTCATCGAGCACCGCCAGATATGGCGATACGTCTGTGCTGTCGTCGGCCTTAACCTGAACCAGGATCGGATCACAAATTTCATCGACCAGAGCTGTCGCCGCCGTGCGGTTAAATCGGTCTGGCATCGCCAGGTTATGCGCGATAACGTAACGCCCGATTCGCGCCGCCAGTGGATAATCACGAACATCTATCGCCCAAATCATCAGGCGCGTGATCACTTCATCCTGGCGGCCGCTATTACCTTCGAGCGTTCCCTCAATCCACCCCTCGTAATTGGGTAGTATCTGGCGCTTAAGCGCGGCTTTCGCCTGCTCGCCCTGAATTTTTTTAAGCGCGGCCATATCCATGCGCATGCGGTGCAGGATCTGCTCATGCGCAGTGCGCGCCGTATCGGACAAATCCTCAGCCTTGCCATGACGTTCAGCCATGACGCGTTGAAAATGTCGTTGTGCCGGTGTCAGCATTGTTTCTTCCCCGATGAACGGCGGGCCGAAGCCCGCCAGTGTGCGGTTACGCGCCGCCTTCCTGCGCCTCGGCAAAGGTGATGCCGTCGATAAATGCGACGTTGCCGTAGTCCTCGATCACAAAGTCATCGTTTGAGGACTGGTATGTCGCGATGCGGTTGTACTCCGGCTCTTCCTTGATCGTCCGGCGCAGTCCGCCGCGCTGGTAGTACACCGACAGGTTTTTAAACGGCGTGATCAATACGCCATTGACCGGGAAGTAAGGCGCAATGAAGGTAGGCATGTTGCCAACGCGTTCCTGCGCAACAATCAGCTGACCGGCCAGCATTTCGGTGTTCGGGTTGGTCTGGCTCATGGCGTTAATAGCCGGGAAATTACCGGTAGTCAGCAGGTCGCCTGCCAGGATCACCACGTTATCCGGATTGCGCTTGTGCCATTCATCCATAAGGCTGTTTTTCGCGTCATAGACCGCAGCGCCGAGGTTGCCGTAGGTACCTTTCGCAATGACTTTGTTATCTTCATCGCGTGAGGTGATGGTGACGCCGGAAATAACGCGGTGAGAGGCTTCAGTGCGGATTTTCTCCAGCCAGCCAATGCCGCAATCCTGCAACAGTGGGTTAGCGGCACGATCTGACGGGTCGCTGTATTTGGTGCCGTTAAAGCCAATCATGATGCGATCCAGCGACATCTGACGAGCCATCGCGGCGCTGATCAGCGGCTGGAAGTTCGGCATATGCGCCCAGGCATCGAGCTGTTCGTAGCTGATCCCGTAGTCGTAATTGACCTTACGGCACATGTAATCAAATGGCTCCATCGTATGATTTGCGCCCGGATTACGGCGGGTAGTGGTGCTGTTGTTGACACCAGCCATCGGGCCTTTGCTACCAATCAACACTTTCTGACCAATCTGCTGATTAACGCCAAACACGTTAATTTTGCTCAGGAAAGAATCGCTCTCCTGCGCTGCCTGCTCCAGCTTTTGCTGACGGGTGGGATCAACCGCAAATTTCGCAGCAACTGCCGCAGGTGATACGCCGTTTAACTGCGCCTGGCGCAAAATGTACTGGTCAAACAGCTGGCGGGTATTGTTTTCCATGTTCTCTGCTCTCGTTGTGAATATCAGTAATCAGCCAGTTGCGCGTTAGCGCCGCCGCCCGCCGGTGGTCGCTGGTTAAAGCTGGCATCGGTGGTGCTCAACTTTTGCCGCAGTTCGGCCAGCTCACTGGTGAGTTTCTCAATGGCGGCTTTGTCCTGCTGGCGCTCCTGCTCGGCGGTGTTAAAGCGGTCAATCTGCTCTGACTGCGATTGCGCCACGGCTTCAACGACCTGGTGCATCTGGCTGAAGCGCTGATCGTCGGTTTTCTGGCCCTTGCCGATGATGCTCATCACCCGGTTAAACCACTTAACCCCTTCATCACTGCGCTGGGCGGCCAGTTCGATCACCTCTGCCTCCAGGGCTTCGGTAAACATTGGCGCTTCGCCCTGCTGGTTGTTAAAGGCCATCACCGAGGCGCGTTGCTGCGCGGCAAACTTCAGGCGATCGGTACCCAGGCTCGCCGGGGTATCGGTCATCGCCAGCCCCACCACATAGGCTTTTCCGTTGAGGGCAAACTGAGGATGCAGCTCAATGCTTGAGTAGACTTTCTGGCCTTTATCGGTCATCTGCACCATGCGATCTGATGGCTCGATCTCGGCATAAAGGGCGGTTCGTCCTGCTAACGGGCCGTCGGTAATGTCTTCAGTGCTGAGTGCCACCACATCCCCCATCGCGCCAAAATCGCTGTTCGGGAACATAGAGAGATAGTGCTCAATGTTGACGCGTGCGCCGTACACTTCCGGGTTGTAATTCGCTGCCGCATCGCGAAGGTGCTGCGGTTGAATTTCGCGGCCATCAACGGTATTTCCGGAGACGGCAACGCGGAATTTCTTACGTGGTTTTGCTGTGCCTGCCATGTTCGTTTACTCGCTCGGTTTCTGAGTTCCCGGAGATGATGGCAGGGGGTGACGTGCGCTCTCAACGCGTTGTTGTTGTGAGGGAATCACCACAACCAAAAGCGAGCGAAAGGGCACGCGCGCGCGGGTTAATCTCCCCGGCAGGAAGCGAGGAGGACAAATGGCGATTGAAGAAGCATTCATCATGCAGCGGGCGCGGCAGCTTTACTGGCAGGGGTACCCGCCAGCGGAGATTGCACGCCTGATGGGTATTAATCAGAACACGGTTTACTCATGGAAAAAGCGTGATGAATGGGACGCCACGCCACCGATCCAGCGCGTGACGACGTCCATTGATGCACGGTTGATACAGCTCACCACCAAAGACAAAAAGACCGGCGGCGACTTCAAAGAAATTGATCTGCTTACGCGCCAGCTGAAAAAGCTGGACAACGGCACAACAGCCACCCAGCCGAAGAAGAAGATCCGCAAGAAACAAAACTATTTCTCAGAGTCGCAGATTGCAGCACTGCGCGAGAATATTCTCGGCTCGCTGCACTGGCATCAAAGAGGCTGGTACGACAACCACCACTGGCGCAACCGCATGATCCTGAAAAGCCGTCAGGTTGGCGCGACATGGTACTTTGCGCGCGAGGCCCTGGTGCGCGCCCTTTCCGACGATGTGAAGTACAAGCATCAACGTAACCAGATCTTTCTGTCGGCGAGCCGCCGCCAGGCGTATCAGTTCCGTAGCTTTATTCGCTCTGCTGCCGCTGAGGTTGATGTTGAACTGAAAGGCGGCGACATGATCCAGCTGTTTAACGGCGCCGAGCTGCATTTCCTCGGCACGTCCGCTGCGACGGCGCAGTCGTACACCGGCAATCTCTATTTTGATGAGTTTTTTTGGGTCGGCCAATTTGCCAACCTGAAGAAAGTGGCCGGTGCGATGGCGACGTTAAAAGGGCTGACGCGTACCTATTTCTCCACCCCGTCAGCAGAAAGCCATGAGGCTTACCCTTTCTGGACGGGTGAGGCATTCAACAAAGGGCGCAGCCACGGAAAGCGGGTTGAGTTTGATACGTCCTGGAAGACGCTAAACAGCGGGCTGATGTGCCCGGACAAAATCTGGCGCCAGATTGTCACATTGCAGGACGCTATCGATCATGGCTGGGATCTGACCGACATTGACGAAATCCGCGACGAAAACAGCCCGGAGGAATACGACAACCTGTACGGGTGCCAGTTCATCAAAAGCGGTGAAAGCGCCTTTGACTATAACCGGTTGCTGGCATGCGGTGCAGACGGCTACGACGACTGGCCCGACTGGCGCCCGTATGCCTCCCGCCCGATGGCCGATCGCCCGGTCTGGATTGGCTACGATCCCAACGGTGCCAGCGGTAAAGGCGACAGCGGCGCCATTTCAGTCAATGCCGTGCCAATGGTCGCCGGTGGCAAATTCCGCACCGTCGAGACGCTACGCATACGCGGGATGGAGTTCGAAGAGCAAGCCAATCTCATTATCGGCATGCTGAGTCGCTATAACGTGCAACACATCGGGATTGATGGTACCGGCATCGGTGAAGCCGTTTATCAGCTGGTTAAAAAGCACTTCCCGGCAGCAGTCTGCTACCAGTTCTCACCAGCCAGCAAACGCATGCTTGTGCTGAAGATGCAGCAGCTCGTTCGCGGCGGCCGCTGGGAATATGACCGTGGAGAGCTTGATCTCGTTGGCGCGTTCAACTCTGTTCGCAAGATTGTCACCCCCGGCGGCGTTATCACTTACGACACTGACCGCTCACGCGGCGTCAGTCATGGCGATCTCGCCTGGGCGACGATGCTTGCCACCATTAACGAGCCGCTGGGACAGGAAGGCGGCAGCAGTATGACAGTTACGGAGTATTAACCTTGAGCAAACGAAAATCCATGCGCGGCAGGCAGTATGCCAGGGAGCAGGCCGATCTCGCCGTCTCGCTAAAAGCTGCACCCGAGCTGAACTCGTTCACATTCGACGGACCCTGGCCGGTGAGTGGCGCGTATGACCTGCTCGATAATATGTACTGCGCCGATAACGGGCGATACTACGAAACGCCGGTTGACTGGTACGGGCTGGCCCGCCAGTTCGGCTATGCCAGCTGGCACCAGTCGGCTCTGTACTTCAAACGCAACGTGCTGGCCGGTTGCTTTATCCCGCACGAACTGCTTTCCCGTCAGGTATTCTCATCCTTCGCTCTGGACTGGTTCGTATTCGGTAACGGCTATCTGGAGATGAGGAAAAACCGGCTTGGCGGTTCTCTCGGCTTTCGTAACTCGCTGGCTAAATATACCCGTCGCGGCTCCGACATGGACACCTACTGGTTTATTCAATCCGGGCTACAGGATCACCAGTTTACAACTGGCTCTGTCTGCCACGTTCTTAGCCCGGATATTCACCAGGAGATCTACGGTATGCCGGAGTATTTCGCCGGTTTGCTGTCGGCTAACCTGGCACATTCTGCCGACAAGTTCCGCAAACTCTATTACGACAATGGCTCGCATGCCGGGTGTATCGTCTACGTGAACAGCGCAATGGCCGATCAGGAGAGCCTCGACAAGCTGAAGAAGACGCTAACAGATACCCGACGCGGCGGGGCATTCAAAAACATTCTTCTTCACGCCCCTAACGGCGGCAAAGACTCCGTGCAGATCCTGCCGTTCAGCCAGATATCGGCAAAGGATGAATTCGTAGGGGTGAAGTCCTCCACCCGCGATGACATGTTAGCCGCGCATCGGGTGCCCCCTCAATTAATGGGCGCCATTCCGGAAGGCAACGGATCATTTGGCGATATCGAGAAGGCGGCCCGCGTCTTCGCCGTCAACGAGCTGACGCCATACATGGAAGCCATGAAGCATGTTAACGACTGGCTGGGCGAAGAGGTGATCCGCTTCAATCCTTACGCACTGCTCGAAAGCACGAAGTAACACCAGGCCGCATCGTCCTTTTTGGCGGTGCGGTACCCGCCAACCCGTATCACCGCCCAGGCCACACAGGCCGTTCACTCACTTTCGAATCCCTACACCTCACCAGACGCCGCCAGCGCCATTCTGGCTCATTCACTCGTTCGCATCATCCTGATCTGCACCAGAAGTCAGTGCGCGACAGGACGCGACTGGCGAACGATACCCCCCCCCTCCCTTACCCCCTTTACGCGCGCTTGCTCCCCCGCCTCGCCTGCACGCTAAACCGACCTCTTTTTGCGCACTTTGTGCAAACCTTCCAGGCCCCGCCAGCGCTGGTGCTGTGGGGCGAAAGCGACGTTTCAAAAATTGTGCAAAATTGTGCATCTTCTTGCATTATTATTTTACTCTTATAGCTGGCAATATGGTCGGATGATTGCTTGTCATGAAAACACCAAACAGGACTTTCTGAATGAAGAAAATTTGTATTGACTTACAGGGTTCGCCAATCCTTGGAATGCTACCTCAGCAAGGCGATTTTGCTTCGGTACGCGACGAATTTGATGCCTCCAATAGGTATGATCAGGCCTTGAATTTTGATGACATAAGCGTTGTCACCTTGGTATCTGAGGGTAAGATTATTGGCTTTTGCTCTTATTTTTTTCATGCATTTAATCTTAATGAAAATGAAAGAATTATGACTACAACTATTGATAGCGTTTTCATTATTGAAAGTGAGCGGAAGAAAAGTCTCTCGAAAATATTAGCACGCTATGTGGCATGCGAACTGCTGGAGTTTGAAAGTTCAGATGAACCCTGTGGATGTCATCTAACGCATGAATCTACTAGCAATATCGTCTCTCAAGAGGGCGGGCGATTCGTTGGTGATGTGTATCGAATTTTCTCGGCCCTAAAAACAATAAAGGTATAGTTTTTTATTCTAAATATTGGCGTTTATGGGTATCAATATGTAGAAATACCACTATCATTTGACGGCATTTCTCCTGCGAGTGACTAGCTCACACACCGCCACATATTCGGTAGCCGGTTTATCTTTCTCGCCAGCCCGCCATACCTTCACTTCACGCAACCGACCATTGCCCGCAGCGAGCAGGCCGCCACCGTGGCGGACGCGCGCGCCTTCGGCGATTGACCGCACGACGTCATCACTGACGAAAATCCGACAGTCACGGAGCTGCGCGCCGATGCTGGCAATCATCTCTTCGGAGATGCCGTGTTTTTAGGTCGCTTTTTTTTGCTGCGCCTGGCGCAATGCGGCCTCTGTATTTTTCTTCTGGTACTACGCAACTGCGGCTGCGTAGTTATCCGCGCGCTGCTCTGTCTCAACCCGCAGCTGTTCGCACCAGCGCCGCACTTCCTCTTCCGGCATCAGAGTCATATCTTTCGCGGTAGTGACTTTTGCCCCCCCCCC